TGCTGCTTCTGGTGTAGGCAAAGGTTCGTTAGGTATTGATTCTACCGATGGACTATTGTTTGTATCTGATGCTTCTGGCAACTGGCAAGCTGTTACTGTCTAATGCTGACTCATGAAGATCCAGAAGTCGCTACGATTGTGGCGCTTCTGGAAGCCCAAAGAGACTATGCAATGGGACATGCCGCCAAACTTGCTAAAGAAAATGCTGAGTTAATAGCAAAGATTAGCAGACTTGAGGCATCTAAACCGGCATAGTCTCACCCTACAGGAGATTGATCATGGGTATGCAATATGATGTATTAGCCTCGTTTCCTTTGACGGGAGATGGGCAACTAGAGAACCAAGCGCAAGAGAGCCTTGGACGGATTCGCATAAAGGCTATTTACGGAACTTCTGGAGCTACCGCTGGGACCATTTCTTTTTATAATGGCACAAGCAATTCCGATCCTTCAGTTATTCTTCTTCCTACCCCAGCCGCAGCAAATCAAGGTGCATTCTTCTTGCTTATCCCCGGAGAAGGAATATTGGCTCAGGATGGCGTATATGTAGACACCGGAACCGCGGCATCAGTAATCGTTATTTACGGGTAAAGCATGGAACCGCAAACACTAATTAACCTAGGGGTTGGGGTTATTCTGACAATAGTTGGATGGCTCTCTAGACAACTCTGGGATGCGGTAGAAAGAATGAAGACAGACATTAAGAATATTGAGATAACACTTCCTTCGCATTATGCGAGGAAGGATGACATCCAATCTAGGTTTGATAAAGTTGAAGTGATGCTAGAAAAGATCTTTGACAAGTTAGACCTTAAACAAGATAAGGCATAAACATGGCAGACCAAGCCGCATATACCGCAGGATTGAATAAATCGACTCCATCAGAAGCAGAACGCGCAGAGATGAAGCGTATCCGTGATGAATATGCAATGGATAGGGATACTAACCTTGGGTACGAGAAGGCTACACGGGCTACCCCTCCTGCTGGCATGACTCCTGTTGGTCCTCCACGCAGTCAGCCTATTCGTAGAGCTAAGGGCGGGATGATCTCTGCATCTAAGAGAGCGGACGGTATTGCCAAGCAAGGTAAGACCAAGGGACGGATCATATAATGGCTGATTTCTTTAAAGATCAGAGAGAGGGTCGGGATTTTAATAAGCGTGTAGATAGGTTGGCTTTAAAAAGGCAAGCCGAGGCTTCAGGGTATCCCGGACCTACGGATGAAGAGTATCCAATGAGATTTGATCCAAGGGGTGCGCTTAGGGACAAAATTTCTGACCACATGGAAGCTACTGGCAATAAAGCTCCTTATGACATTCCTTCAGCGCAGAATGAGATCTTGAAGGAAACAAACAGAAAAAATATGTCAGCCGCACGGGACAAGGACGCTCTTAATGCTATGAATAAGCGGCAAGGAGAGAAAGATGCGATGTTCAAAGATCTTTCTGAGATAGCGGGTAAAACAAAGAAATATAAAAAAGGTGGATCAGTCAAGTCATCAGCCTCTAAAAGGGCTGATGGAATCGCCACTAAAGGCAAGACAAAAGGCAGGATGATCTAATGAAGGCTAAGAGATATGATATGGGTGGGTCTGTAAGTGGCGGCACTCCTAATCCGTCTCCATTGCTTTCTATTAACGCACCTGACAATTCAACACCGGCTCAAAAGCCGGGGTTCTTGAGCGTAGCTCCACCGGTCGGCATGAAGAAAGGCGGATCAGTTAAGGGTGTACGGGGTGGCGGGATAGAATCAAAGGGCAGAACAAAAGGAAGGTTCGTCTAATGGGTGCTTTAGCTAATATGGGATACGGCGCTATGCTGGGTCCAGATCTCCAGAAGAAGATGACCAAGCCGTTTGATAAGGCATTGTCAGCTACAGAGATGGATGAGCCTAATAAAGAAATGATGAAAGAAGCCGGATACAGGAAAGGCGGGTCAGTTTCTAAAAGGGCTGATGGAATCGCCACTAAAGGCAAGACCAGAGGGAGAATCGTATAATGAGTACAATGCAGCCTCTCTTTGGTCAGTTGGCTGGAGTATCCCCTGCAGCCCCTGTAGCTTCTCCAGCTCCTCTGGCTCCATATGACCCAGATCCTTACTACGGGACAAATACCAAGACTCCTGCAGCCACGCCTGTGCCTGTAGCCACACCTGCCCCTGCGGTCGCTCCTGTAGCTCCTCAGCAGCCTCAATTCAATCCGTTCATGCAAACCTATGGACAGAATAGAACGCCGCAGCAACAGATGTTTAATCGCTTCCCGCAAAGCTTTCAGCAGCCGCAGCCAGTTGCACAGCCTGCTCAGGGTCCGGTATACGCAGATCAGAGTTTAAACGCTCCGGGCAGTCAGCCGCAGTATGGTAGGTTTGGTCAGCAGCGTGGGTTTATGAATCAGAACAGAGGCGGATATGACCGTCAACTTGATCAACTAAGGGGTCAAGGTCAGTATGGTCAGCAAGGATCGCAAGTGGCGTTTATAAATAGCCTTCTAAGGGGTCAGTCGCAACTACCCGCAACTGGTCAGCCAAGCACCCCGCCAGTGGGCGGTAAGGGTGGGGGATCATCTCCAACAGGTTCATAATAATGAAAAAGGCTAAGATAGCCATAGTAATGAGGGAGTTTAAAAAGGGGTCACTCAAGTCCTCATCAGGACAGAAGGTGACCAATCCGAAGCAAGCTATCGCTATCTCTTTAAGTGAAGCTAAACGAGCAGATGGTGCAGCTAAACGTGGTAAAACTAAAGGACGGACTCTATAATGATGAAAGCAAAAATGATGGCTAAGGGCGGTATGCACAAGATGCCTGACGGTAAGATGATGAAAGACTCAGCCATGAAAAATTTGGCTAAACATGCTGCTAAACCTGCTTCTAAAGCCCACGCGGGTCTTAGAGCTGGTGGCATGGCTAAAGATGGAATGTCAGGATTCCCAATCAAGCGCAAGGGTCCGGTAGATAAAAAGACTGTTGCCAAGTTAGCCAGCAAGATACTGGACGCAAAGATGGGAGCTGCGCCAATGGTTTCTCCAATGGCTCCTCCAATGATGTCTCCGGGAATGAAGAGTGGTGGCTCAGTGTCTAAACGCGCTGATGGAATCGCTCAACGGGGTCGCACCAAAGGAACAATGCTTCGCAAGGGTGGACGGGTCTGCTAATGTTGCCAAGCCGTGGAATGGGTATTATTAGCCCAGCCAAGCTCCGTAAGATCAAGAAGCGTGATGGGGATAACCCTGTCACGCTGTATAAACACGGCGGGGCTATAGGAAAGCAGCCTAAAGCTAAGTGATCAAGTGGGCTGAGTACCGAAAAGAATGCGGCAACGTGTTTGATTGGATAATACGGGCAACAGAAGAACGTAGAGACATGAAGTCTATTGAGGCAGAACGCTTCAGAGAGCTTTATGTTAAGAAGCCAATTGTAAATAAGAAGTAACTTATTATAGAGACTCTATAATGGCTAAGAGCAAAGTTAACGCTGCTGGTAATTACACAAAGCCTACCCTTCGCAAGAAGATTGTGGCTCAGGTAAAGGCAGCTGCAACTCAGGGTACTGGCGCTGGGGAATGGTCTGGACGTAAAGCTCAACTTGTAGCCAAGAAATATAAGGCTGCTGGCGGCGGGTATCGTGATTAAAGCTCCACAGAAATCCCTGAAAGATTGGGGTGATCAGAAATGGAGCACCAAGTCAGGAAAGCCCTCTTCTAAAACAGGAGAGCGTTATTTACCAGAAGCAGCAATAAAGTCTTTAAGTCCAGCAGAGTATGCAGCTACTACCCGTGCAAAACGTGCAGGCAAGGCAGCAGGTAAGCAGTTTGTAGCGCAGCCCAAGACTATTGCAAAGAAAACAGCAAGGTACAGATAATGGCTAAGACTGAAGCATGGCAGCGCAAGGAAGGCAAGTCTGAGAGTGGCGGCTTAAACGCTAAGGGCAGGGCTTCTTATAATAAGGCTAACCCAGGCAAGCCAGGGCTCAAAGCTCCGCAGCCAGAAGGTGGTAGCCGTAAGAAGTCATTCTGTGCCAGGATGTCAGGAATGAAGAAGAAGTTAACTTCTGCTAAAACGGCAAATGATCCAGATAGCCGCATTAACAAAAGTCTTAAAAAATGGAAATGTTAGATGCCATATACAGTAGCCACATCAACATTTAACCCAGCACTCAATGAGCTTATAGAAGAAGCCTTTGAGAGATGCGGCCTTGAGCTGCGTAGCGGTTATGACTTTAGAACGGCTAGGAGAAGTCTTAACTTTCTTCTAACTGAATGGGCCAATCGTGGGATAAACCTGTGGACTATTGAGCAGGGTACAATCCCATTAATACAGGGTACTATCACATATGATCTGCCGGATAATACTGTAGATCTGATTGAGACTGTGATTCGTACCAGTCCTGGCCAGGTAAG